CACTATCGCTTCTCTTACAGAGAACAGTAAGAACGCTGAAGTCTGTAACCAACGGTATCATTCTATTAAGCATGCCGTTTTAAGATCGCATCCCTGGAATTTCGCAGTAACTAGAGTTTCGCTCTCTCCTACTGGAGCAACCCCTGCATTTGGCTTTGCAAGTGAGTTTGCTCTCCCGCGCAACTGCCTTCGCGTTTTAAACCTAAGCAAGCTAGATATCCCTCATAGGGTCGAGAAAGACAAGATCCTGTGTGATGAGGGGACCTTAGAGATTATGTATGTCGCAGATGTTTCAGAGAACATGTTCGACGGCCTATTTGAAGAAGCCTTGATTGCTAAGATCGCGGCAGATATTTGCTACCCCATTGTAGGTAGCGTCAATCTTGCGGATTACTTCCGGTCTGTTTACGAAGAGAAACTGAAAGAAGCCAGGTTTGTTGATGCTACCGAAGGCACTCCGGCGAGCATTGATAGTGTTTCTGCGGCAGGCTCACTAGAGGCAGACGTATTTATTAGATCGAGGTTCTGATGGCTAAAGCGAGTCCTATCCAGACTAACTTCACAGCGGGCGAGCTTTCTCCGCGACTAGATGGGCGGACCGATGTAGCCAAGTACGATAACGGCTGTAAGACGCTTGAGAACATGGTGGTCCACCCACAGGGCGGCGCGACACGTAGGCCTGGCACAAAGTTTATTGGGGAAGTATCTGACTCTTCTTCAGAGCATAGGCTAATCCCTTTCGAGTTCAATGTTGACCAAACTTACGCTGTTGAGTTTGGCGATGAAAAAGCTAGACTTGTAACCAATGATGGGTTTTTGCTAGAAGAAGCCCGGACTGCTTTTAACACGGATACGGTTACGCAGGTTGGATGGGGGGCACCCCAATCTGTCCCTTTTGGCAGAGAAGATATGTATCTTCATTTCAGTGAAGACGGGTATAAAGTTTATGCCGTAAAAATAACTGAAGCAAAAGACGATTTCCAGCCAGTGTTCCATACGCTTTCGATTAGTATCCGTCAATACACGCTAGAGTCACCGCATAACCTTTACACTGCTGGCCCAGTGGATACTGAGAAGACCTGGGTTTTACCGGACAGGCACTCATCCAATATGCCCAAAGGGAGCAGAAGGTTTCACTGTGGAATATTTTTTGGCGCGAGGTATCCCCTTGTTGACTACGGCGAAGCATTTTATATTTGGGATGGCACCCCCACTGCAGATATCACTTCCTTAAGTACGTCGCACACTGACTGCACTTTTTACCAATTTGACCTTAATGAAGCGTATGATTTGTCGAGTTTATCAGATGGTGATATCACTTCTGCCGCAGATAACACTTACTATTTAGGGGCACAGCAAACTGCTTCTAGATATCCTATCCCTATATCTGGCGTTTCTTTCAACCCTCCTTTCAGGTCTGTGATAGAGGGAGAGGACTATTATTATCTCTCTCACAGGGACGAGGACCACGACGACAACGATAGGGTTAATCGGATCGGCATAAACCCTTGGCTTGAGCAAGGAGGATCAGGATTATTCATTCTCGTCAGTCACCTGCTTCATCCAAGCGCTGTCATATCATTTGGTAACACCCCAAAACGAATACAAAGATACTCTGTTTGTTATATCAAGATGAGATTATCTGCCATAGACGCGCATTCTTGGAACTTTATTGTGGACGCGTTTAGAAGTTTTCCTACCAACAATGGCTCAACCGAAGTCATGAACGTATCGTATCCATTTAACTATATCGTGACGAACACGGGCGATGCCGATGCGAACGGAATTATGACCGGCATCCAATGTGTGGCTACTAATAACCACTGGATTATGGATGCAAATGGAGTCTATGCGCACGAGGCAGGCTTCACTCCAGCAGGGGAAAACTACGATACGTCCCCTACCAAGTATAAGGATTTATCGCATTCAGACAGTTTAGATCTGATGTATGTGCACGATGCCCCCTCATACGTTTTTACGACAACATTTCTATCCCCGCAAGGGAATAGAAATGTAATTATTTCTAAAGGGTATATGTCTTTTTTTGCCGTAGGCCTTTTCCCAGGCATTTATAATGAGCACCCTTTAATAACTAGCGCTTTTTTTAAGCTATCTGAGGTTGATGATGGGTCAGATTTAGGCATTAATGGGGCTTGGGGCGTGATCAATGCCCACATGCAAGCAGATGGCAAAAAGATTTGGTACAGCGATCCGGTGCAAAATGGGGTCACTAATGTTGCAACATCGATAAATCTGAGATACCCATACCTAGGGCTTTCGCATGATGACAGCCTGATCACCGACGATGGCGATCAAGATTTAAGTAGCACCTGGTACTTTAGAAACAATGCTAACAATGGTTACACTAGCTCGTTTGATTATCTTAATACGAACCCTATCGACAGCAGAGTGCTAGAGGTAGTGACGCCGTATTCGCCTAATGAGCTTGAAGGGATAAGGTATGCGCAGTCAGCCGACGTTCTTTACCTTGTGCACCCTGATCATAAGCCACAACAATTCGTTCGCGCTGGCGCGACTCAGTGGGCTTGTTACGATGTTCCATTTACTCGCGGGCCAATGCAAGACGTTAATTTTGATGGGTCTACTATGACGGCCAGTGCGAGAACTGGATCTGTCACCCTAACCGCAACGTCAAATACTTTCCAGCCAACTGATGTTGGGCGCTTGGTAAAAGTGCATGATGGATATGCGCGAATCACTGCCGTTTCTAATGATATAAATGCCACTGCCACTGTCCTGGAAAATGAAGATGGTCGCACTGAATTGATGCCGTCCTATACAGCGACGACTATCTCTGCGCACGAGGGAGATCCCAGTGGGACTGGTCTTTCGCATAACGATCGGTTTGAAGATAGTGCCGGTAACTTCATTGAAAGAGGCTTTAAAGAGGGCATGCGCATATCCGTAACCGGATTCACACAGCATACCAATAATAATGAGGTAGGCGCCTTAATTGTAAGCGTTACTGCCGATACAATTCTGATAGCACCTGGGGGAGACTTAACGAGCGAAAGTGCTGGAAATTCTATAACGATCGTTGGCGATCTTGAAGCTGATGATGAGTATCGGCTCGGGGCTTTTTCGGAGACCACTGGCTATCCTGCGGTCGTCACCTTGTACGAGCAACGATTAATTTTAGGGAACACCCTAAGTCAGCCACAAACGCTGTTCTTCTCATCGGCTGGCTTGTTCACAGACTTTACGCCAGGGATTGATGCGACTGACGCAATTACTTATACGCTTAGCAGTAATCAGGTCAACGTCATCCAGTATCTTGTCGGGGCGAGATTGCTTGTTGTTGGGACAAGTGGTGGTGAGTTTTCTGTTAGTTCTGGCGGAACGAGCGAGACTTTGACGCCTACAAATATTCAGATCCGACGACAGTCTAACTATGGTGGGTCTACGGTCCAGCCATTCACAATTGGCTCAGCAGTACTGTTTGTCCAGCGAGGAGAAAGAAAGTTAAGAGAGCTTGTCTATGATTTTGATACGGACAGTTATTTTGCTCCTGATCTCACGCTGTTGTCTGAGCATTTGACTACAGGACTAATTAAAGAAATTGCGTGGCAACAAGAGCCAGACGGCATCTTGTGGGCGAGGCTTGGAGACGGCTCCCTCATAGGACTTACCTACCGTCGAGAGGAAGAAGTGATTGCCTGGCACAAACATACAATTGGCGGGTCAGGTTTTATTGAAAGTATTATTTCTCTGCCTTCTCGGAGCGGGGAAGATGAGCTTTACATGATCGTTAAAAGGACAATCAATGGTGCGACTAAGCGTTACATTGAGAGACTTTCCGAAATCGATAACATTTCCACGGTGATCGACCCTAGGTTCTTGGATTCACATCTGACTTACAGCGGAGCGGCTGTTAACTCTTTATCAGGGCTTAGTCACCTTGAAGGAGAAACCGTGTCGATCCTTGCCAATGGGGCAAAGCATGCGGACAAAACTGTATCTAGCGGTAGCATTTCGTTAGACGTAGACGTTACAGATGCAGTCGTTGGCTACAATTATTCATCCACGCTAGAGACAATGCGGATTGATGCAGGCGGCACGGAAGGCACTAGTCAGGGCAAAACGAAGCGAATTAGAGGCGTGACTGCAAGGTTCTTAGAAGCGTCTGGTGCACAGATTGGACCGGACACTAGCAACTTAAAGCCAATCGTTTTTGCTGAGCCTGGCGCTTCAGCGACTACGGCAATTCCGCTGTATACTGGCGACAAGTATATTGAGTTTAGCGGGAACTACGAGACGGATGGGTTCATTGTTGTTAAGCAAGATGACCCTTTACCAATGACAGTATTGGCCTTGATGCCATTACTCCAAACTTTCGATAGGTAAGATATGTCAGCAACAGGCACTGGAATGATGTTAGCGGGTATGGCTTTAAGCTATGCCGGTTCTCAGGCGGCGGCTGAAGCACAAGAGGTCGCTGGACGCTGGAACAAAAAAGTTGCAGAGCGTAATGCATCGTTACTAAGAACTGCGGCAGAAGATCTTCTGTTTGAAAGTAAACTCGATATTCTAAATTTCCAGACTCAGTATCGAAAGTTTGAAAAAGAAACAGAGTCGGCAATCATGAAGTCTGGATTCGACGCTTATAGCGGGACCGGGCTTGAGATACTTCTTGCGAACGCTGATCAGGCAGACGAAGAAATACGAAGGATCGATTATGCTTCACGCGCTCGTGCTCGTGACATTAGAGAGCAGGCAACAGGTGTAAGCCTTAAAGGCGATATTGCTATGTTTGAAGCAAAAGCGTCGGCCAATGCTACTAGGACAGAGGCGATGGCAACGCTTTTGTCTCAAGGTAGCAAGATGGTTGACGCTTAATTAGGAGAGGCTGGTTACCATGAAAGTTCCTTTGTACACGGCGCAGACGAAAAGAGTTTCTGGTGCAGTCACGCCTCAAGTTAACGTGCAAGTAAGCGGCCAGGTGCTCTCAGCTAACGCTCGCGTCATCTCTCAGGCCGGGCAACTTTTGTTCCAAGCAGGTGAAGAGAAGCTAAAGATCCACGCTCAAAACCAAGCCATTGCGGCAGAGAAGGCCATGGAGATCGAGTTGCGCACGATCGAAGATGAGGCGCTGAGACAAGATATTAACGTGATCGATCCTTCAGAGGTCGTGTCTAAGATGGACCAGGTTTACAAAGAGTACTCTGCTGGCAAGAGAATTAACCCTACGTCAGGTAAGCCGTACCTGACTACGTCAACTGCCAAGTCATTCTTTGGTTCCTCAGCAAGTGATTTACATACGCGTTATGTAGGATCGTTTAGAAAAAACTCCAACAAAATTTTTGTGAAGACTGCAGGCATTAACATAACCAAAAGAGTCCACAAAGAAGTAATGCTTGCGGCAGATACCCGATTGACAGAAGACGAACGCTTAGAGGCTATAGAGAACCTTTTTGATACAGCCCCTATCTATGATGACACTTTTCAAGTTAGGCGTAGTAGAGGGCTTTTGAATTACGCGACAAATTCTGGGTACATGTCAGCGGAGGCTGTTGCGACTTTAACGTCTGACACAATTCAAGATATTGCTACTGGCACTGTTGAGTCTTATATGGCTGACGGAGACTTTGATGGAGTTGCAACCAAGCTAGTTTCAGGTGAGCTTGAGAAAGAAGACCCCGTCCTCTCTGCCGCGCTCGCGCAAATGGAGCCTGATGAGCGAGTTGCATTCCAAAAATCAATGATTGATTACGCAAACAAACAAGAAAAGTTTGCTGATGACATGAAGAAGAAAGAGGACGAAGAAAGGATTGGTCGTCTCGATCAAATGAATGCGAACATTTTGAATGCAGATATTCGTAATCCATCTGAATTAGCCCAAGCGTTAACAGCATACGATCACCTTCGCGCCCAGAATTATTATGACAAGACGACTGAAATTAACTGGATTGAGAAGCGGCTTGGGATTTCTACTACCGAAGAAAAGCTAGTCGATGATCGAGACGCGAGTAATTATCTAAATGACCTTGATGGTAAAAATCGTTTAACGATGAGCGCTATTATGGCGGTCCAGGATAAGCTGACAGTTTCTACTGTTGATAAGTTTATGGGTCGCGCTAGGCAGGAGTCTAACGAAGCAGTTGGGCAAGGCAAAGAAGTCATCGCTGACCGGATTGGCTTCAATAAGTACAAGGACAGTTTGAGTCCAGAGCTTAAAAGCTTTGGCGACACATATTTCCGTCAAGCGCGTGATCGCTTCAATGAGTGGCTGAATACGACTCCAGAGCCTGGACAGCCTATGTCGGGCGGGCGTGGAGCAAGCTATGACACCATTGTGCAAAAAGCCCAGGAGATCGGCACGGCTTTTTCTGCGCCGCTCAAGGCTGAAATTCAGAGCGCTTTCGACAAGCAGTACACTTTGATTGTTAGCTCTATCAAACTCAACGATGACATATTGGTTGGATGGAATGATCCGCCAGCAGGCACTGATCGGAAGCAATATCTGCAGACGTATCTGCAACAGCTTCCAACAGCAACGAAGCAGTTAGGTCAGGTGCAGGGAATCTTGAATCAGCTTAGTCCATTCTTAGGGGAGGAGGTTCGATGAATAATGATCGCGAACAACTTGCGTATGACGCATATGACCAAGCCGAACTATTGCAAGCGTTTGCGTCCCCGAAGGACTTAAAAGCCGATATCGTTATCACCGGGAAGCTCGCTGAAGATGGGCAATCTGGAGTTGACCCAGATGTTCCAACGAAGGAAAGACTTGAGGAAGTTGGCGCTGAGCCACTGGTTGACCAAGACGGATTCCCGGTAGATGTCACGCGACCTGTTCTCAAAAATGAAGACGGGTCGATTGCGACAGAGGAAACCATCACTGTGCGCGGAGTAGACATTGGTCTAACAGGCGATGAAAGGTTTTACAATGTTCCAACAATTGTTGAGGGCAAGCGCGTCACAGACCGGGAAGCTTTGTACGATGCGGCAACCCGCACTCGCTCTGGTGACAAGTTGCCAAACTATGAAACGGAAGAGGCCGCTATTCGCGGAGCCAAAGCTCGGTCTGAATTCTTAGGAACAACGCACAGCAAACGAATGGAAATGATAGAGGCAAACGCCCCTGGAGTTTTTGAGCAGGGCGGTTTTGTTGATCGCACAATCGTCGGCGGTTCGGTGCGGGCGCTCAACCAGGCCAGCCAGCTTGTGTATGAATTAGCAGAAAGCGAGCTTGAGTCTTTGACTGACTCTGTCGGCGTTAGTTATATCGATGATGTCACCGGCGATCAGATACCTACTGAGTATATGGTGCAGTTGCCAGCCGCTCCTCAGTTTGAAGATCGCGCAGAGGCTCGCGGGTTTGCTGAAGAAATGTTGCGTGACATCTCGCAGTTTACGACAGGGTTTTTGCTCACTAGAGGCACAGGCACTGGCCGTGGTGCGCTCTACGGGCGCAGTGCAGTTTCTGCAACTTTGTTCGACCCAGAGCAAGGCGGGATCGTCAAAGCAATGTCTTCAGGGCTTGGGTTGCCAATTCTTGAGTATCTCAATACTGCAGAAGATGCTGACTTAGAGTCAGCGGAAGGGCGTCTCCGTGAGCGGTTTCAGTTTGCCTTAGAGGATTTAGGCCTTGCTGGGATGATCGACGGAGCGATTACGTCGTTGCGCTACATCAAAAAGCATCCCGTCCTCATGAAATCACTGGTGACAACACTTGGCCTCTCTAGTTTAGTTTATACGGATGAGACCCAGGCCTTACCTGGCGGCAGGATAATCAAGAGACTTGCCGCTAAAGATAAGGCGAACATTAAAAAATCGTTAGAGGGTTTGGGTCTACCAGCAAGCGAAGTTAAACGAGTCGAAGACGAAGTTAGGCGTATTAAGTCTAACTACCCGACTGACGATGGCTGGGCAGAGATTACCGTCAAGGACGTTAAAAGTAAGCCGACTGTCACTATTAAAGAGGCAACTAAAAAAGTTGATGTCGAGTGGCAACCGATTGTCTATGGGTATGAAAAGCCTCGCCGTAATAAAAGTTATGCGCGTCACCAGCAGGATATGACGACGCGTACAGTCGATGATGTTCGCGATGTCGTTAACAGGGCGAATAATGGTGACCAGGCGGCGAAGGACATCCTTGCGCAAGCAGACTGGTATCGGTCGATGCGGAGTCGTTTGCGCTCAGAGTTTGGCGGACTAGGCGATGTCTTCGCTGATTTGCTTGGCGCGACATCGGCAAACACGGATGTGCGTACAAATTGGAACAATGGGATTGATGTACTGCGTCGTTACACTAATGGCGATTTTGACAAAGAGATCCAGGCGTACCTTGCTCGGGTTGAGGCTGGAGAGAAAGTTGACCCGGCAACGCTAACAAAATTGTTCAAGGCTGGTGAGTTTCCGCTGATGACTAAGGCGACTGGTCAGCTATATGGCATCAATAGCCCAGCCGCAACGAAAGCTTTGCTAGATATGTTTAGGCAGATCAAGGTCGGGCAGGCGCCGAAGACCATTAACTTTACAGGTAACCTCATTGGCTATGGGTCGCAACCAACAATTGATGTGTGGGCGGCTCGGTATCTGCGCGACGCGGCAGGACTTAAGCGCATTCCTCCCCCTGCAGAGCAGGCTGTTGCAGGTAACCACTTAACCGGAAGTACAATTGATGAGCCAATCATTGGTTCTGAGTTTGGTTTTGGTCAGCGCATATTCACTGATGCGGCTAACGCGATCAACGCCGAAGGCTTCGTTAAGAACTATGACTCGTCGATCGGTGACTTAGGTCCAGATGATCTCCAGGCTGTTGTATGGTTTCTGGAAAAAGAGAAGTGGACCATCAACGGATGGACAAACAAAGCTGGTGAAGGCGGGTCACTTGATTACGAGGCGGGCCTTGCTGGCTCCCCTGAACGAGTCGAGATTGATGAGTTGCGCAAGACCATCAATTCATCTGGGTCAACGCCAGAGCAGAAAGCAATAGCGGAAGCGCGTCTAGAGGAATTGAAAGCTCCGGTAGAGCGTCGAGTTGTCGGTGTGTCTCGCGAGCGTCCAGAACAGCGTCCGACTAATGTCGAACAAGCTGAGTTATCTAGCGAAGTACTAAGTCCTCTCAAGGACGATCCAGCCGTCGTTGCACAACAGGCAAACAATAGTTACGGCGTATTCGGGGGTACTCCAGAGCGATCACTGAATACTGAAGTCGTCACCCGGTCAGATTTTGACGAGACTAATTTTGTTAATAACCTGGTCGATCTTGGACGTAAGTATGACCAAGACGCTGTATATGTGTCCAAAGTTGTACCAACCGGAACGCAGGGTGCAATGCCTGGCCTAGAGGTATTCTTCAAATCTAGGCAGGAAGCAGATAAAGCAATTGCCATGATTGACTCTTTGCGTCAAAAGTACGATATTGGTGGGGGCACAATTATTACGGACGCTCGGTATAAAGACCGTCCAGATGTGCAGGCCGATACAGGCGAAGAGGTTGCGGGTGCTGTAGGTGTGCGCATCCAGTACATTCCAGAGTTTGAGGGAGGGGTTCCAGACCCAGACAGTGCAATGGATAAGTTTATGGAGATTGCTCAAGACTTAATGGAAGAGGCAGACGTATCCTCTACAAATGTATTATTCTTTGAAAACAAAGTGTTCAAGAACACGGACCGTCCAGGGTCGGAGTGGATTGAAGGTGGAGTAAGTTATGAAGACAGCGTTGCAGGCCGCAATGGAATCAGTAAAGAAACGAGGCGGGGACGAGAATCATCCGTTGATCAAGATGCTGAAGGCTCAGGAAACAGCGGACAAGAACCGCAAGTCGAGTGAGCAATTGTACGTGACAGGTTCAGTTAAGAAGGGATAGCAAGTGGCAATACTTGATGAACAGGCAGGACAAGCCGCTCTAGAAGGCGGAGTTACAGAACAGGCGAGCACAATACCGCGCAAGCCTGAACGCGTGTTTGTTGCTGGCGGCCCGCTAAGTACTTTCATCAAGCAAGCATCGAAAGTCCCGTCTAGGGCTGTGACACGCGGAACAGATGCAGAAGACCTTTCTGTGCCTACAGCGATAGAAGAGCGCCAGGTTCCTGCAGGAGAGTATTCCAAGCGGCAGGAGGCGTTAGCCGAAAAGGTTCTATCTGAGGAAGGCAAGGAGCGTTTCGATACTGCTGGTGGCTCAGCTAAAACAGCGACGGAACTTCCGCCAGAAGGGCTGACCCCTGAAGATATCGGGATGCCACCTGAAGCCCAGATGCCGACTCGCAGTGAAGTCAAAGCAGAACAGGTTAATGAGCTTGGCCAGAAAGGGTTGAGCGAGTACTCAACAGGTGTCGCTCCAGAAGGAGAGGCCGTTGACCTGCTTGAAATGTACAAGAAGCGTGGCGTCGTTATTGAGACTGACACCGGGATCGATTTCAACTTTGATTACATGGAGGATAACGAAGACATCCAGTCCGTCCTCAATGCAGTCAGCGAAATACTTGCCGACCCAACAGAAGCAGTGAAGCGCGGCGTAATTAAGAATGAGCAAACGCTAGAGAACGCATCAGAAAAGCTTGCCGATGACCTGGGGTTCAGCCGTTCGGTATTGAAGAAGAAGGTCGGCGAGACATTAAATGCAGAAGAAATGACTGCTTTGCGCTTACTTTTGCAACGATCTGCCAAGCAATTAGCAGAAATGGCAGAGAAAATTACTACCGGTGGGGCTGATGATGCCGCGTCGCTGGTTGCCTTTCGTCGGAAGATGGCGGTGCATTCCGCTTTGCAGATGAAAGCAAAGGGATTCCAAACGGAAATAGCTCGGGCGTTACAAGCATTTAAGATTCCGGTCGGGCCAAATGTTGACGTTGGCTACGCAAACTCAGAATTGCTTGAGGGCGCTGGTGGGCAGAAGCTCAATCGCAATATGGCTAAGGCGTATCTAAAAGCACTGCGCAGAGGCGGACAGAAAGAAGCAAACAAGTTTGTCAGTAAAGGTTGGGCGTCAAAAACTTCAGGTGTTCTTCACGAGATTTACATTAATGGACTGCTTTCCTGGCCGACGACTGCACTGAAGAATTTCTTGGGCACTCCATTGTTCGCTGTTTACAACGAGCTTGCAGACGTTACTGGCGCAGGGATTGGTGCTGGAGTCCGCGCCGGGCAGAGGGCAATGGGTAAGGCCACAGATCCAGAAGGCATCTACCTTGAAGACATTATGGCTCGGTGGTACGGGTACGGGCGATCGTTCAAAGACGCTTACCTTGTCGGCCTCGAAACATTCAAGACCGGACAGCAGGCGTCAGTTTCTGGCGGCAAGCTTGACCTAGACCCTACTGAGTTGAGAGCCATTGATTCCCAAACGCTCGGCGTTTCTGGTTGGATGGGCCAGTCTATCGACTTTATTGGGAAAGTAATCCGTTTGCCAGGAGATGTTCTTGGCGCTACAGATGATTTCTGGAAGTCCATATTGTCTCGCGGGTCACTGTACGAAGAGAGCATGCGTCAGATGCGCATCAGCAAATCTACAGGGAAGTCTGACCAAGAGGCGCTAGACGACGGGATGATGGTCTTGATCGATCCCCGGTCCCGTACAGAGGAGATCTCTGATTTTGCCAAGTACAATACGCTGACAGCAGATATCGATAACGGTGTTGGGTACATAACAAGGGCAATTCAGAGAAACTTTCTCGGGCGATTCCTGGTGCCTTTCGGCAAGGTGCCTACAAACTCGATCAGGATTTTAACAGAAAACCACCCTGTTGCTGTGTTCTTCTCTCCAACGACGCAGAAGCGGTTGTTGGGTAAAGAAGGGCCGAAGTTGCAACAACGTGCGGCGGGCAGGCTGGCGCTCGGTACGGGCACTATGATGACCTTTATGGAGTATGCGCAGAACGGTCAGATGACCGGAGCGATGCCTTCAGACAAAGAGCTTAGAGCAAGATTGCCTAGTGGCTGGCAACCATTCAGCTTTGTTTTTCGCGGTGATGGCTGGCCGAAAGACGACGACGGTAATGAGCTACCAATGTATGACGGGAATGGTATCCCCAATGGGCCGCTCGTTTACGTTAGTTACCAGGGGTTAGAGCCGGTATCTGCTTTCCTTGGGATTGCCGCAGACACTGTGCAGAAAATGAATATGTACACTGACCCAGAGGATCGGCAGAATCTTTTGACAGCATCCTTGGGGGCAACAGTCGATTACTTCAAAGAGACTCCGTTCCTGACTGGTATCGGAGATGTCATTAAGTCTATGGAGTATGGCGACTACAGCTTTATGCTCAAGTCTCCGCTGTCTAATTTCACCGGGCCTATACCAACTCCTTACTCTTCAGTGCTTAGGAATGTGTCAAAGCTCAATGACCCAACGATTACTAAAGTCAGTCCAGAGGTTAATTACTGGACAGAGAGTGATCTGAAGACTTGGCATCAGCAACAGAAAAAAGATGGATTGATCCCCAAAGACGCTCCATTCCCATACAACATGGTTGGCTCAATCAAGTCTGGCGGAGAATCTGCAGGAGAGTTTTGGCAACGGCAGTATAACGACGCATGGGCCTTGCAGACGTTGAACAATCCTTTCTTTCAGGAAGCCGATCAGCGTTATCAAAAAGTCTTAGATCCTTTCGGGAAGCCATTCATGCGCAATGTGCCATTCTCGCTCAACCCAATCGAAGCAACATACAATGCGATCGTGCCGTTCAAGATTAAGCGCGGCGAAACGCCGACACCCGTACAGCGTGAAATGTTGCGGTTGAACATGCCGCTAACCAATCAGCCTGCAACGATCGACGGGTTTAAGATCCCGGCATACATGGGGACAGATGTTGCCGTTCTAGCAAAGACTGGTGGAGTCCTGGTCAGAGGTGTGACATTTGAGGTTGCACTGCAAAACCTAACAACTCTTAGCGTCGGTTATGAGATGAGCAGGGATGATGAGAAGGCGGCGAAAGTGAAGAAGCTTGAGCGTCAATTTTACGAGGCGGCGTTCAAGGAAATTGTTGCGCGTCCTGAAAACAGAGACGTTTTGAAGGCGTATATGCAGAGAGACACTGCGCAGGAAATCCTTAAATCTCAGAAGTACACTGGGCGGCAGTGATGGAGACTGACAAATGACAAGCACATCTGACGTTATCTACCTAGTTCAGGGCGACACAAAGCCTCAGATTAAGGTGACGCTAAAGCGTGACGATGACACTGCGCAAGATGTCACTGGCGCAACGATATCGCTTCACTTCCGGCCAGCTAACTCGACCACGGTGACGTTTTCCTTGTCCGGGTCTTTTGTCGGCGTTGACCCAGCCCAGGGAGAGGTGGTCTTCAACTTTACCTCGGGCCAGCTTGATATAGACGCCGGAGATTACGAAGGCGAAGTCGAGGTGGTCTATACAGACAGCACTAGAGAAACTGTTTTTGAAGTGATTCAGTTTGTGTTGAGAGAAGACTTCGCATGAACTTAAAGAGTGTCATCAAGACAACCAACCTTGTTCTAGACACAGCGAAGAACCGGCTGGTCTTTGCTGTGTCAGCGAGCAATCTAGTTGCTTCTGTTGCGAAACAACGGCTGGTCCTAGTCAATGGCACGAAGAGATTAACTGCGACACTGTTGGCTAATGCGCTGAACGCGACCGCAGTACTAGGAAAGTTTTTCGAGTTTAAGGAACTTAATGACGCGATCGATCTTACTGAGACGACAGCGTTTGATATAGACAAACCTTTATCAGATGACTCTACTGCGCTTGAGCAAATCTCTCTGGGCATAGACAGACCTCTGACAGACTCTTATGCGGTGACTGACTTTACTTCATTAACCCCAGTTAAGGGGCCGCAGGACACAGTCAGCGGCGTTACAGACTCAGACCCGATCTTTGATATTACGAAGGGAATCATTGAGCTACCCATGCTGACGGAAGTGGTGTCATTCGATATCGACTACACTATTACAGATGCGTTTGCTGTTACTGACGATGTAAACGGTGCGGCACTTGGTGACGAGTCAAACCTAAGAGTGCTCAAAATTTTAAGCGATAATAGCCGGGCGTCAGAAGCAATAGCGATAACGCCAGGAAAAGGTCTATCAGATTCTGCAAATACTACTGACGCAGGATCGATTAGGGTGCAAAATTATACTGTCGATGCGACATATTTTGCAGAAGATTACGTTGGGCAATCCCAATCATTCTAGGAGAACACCATGTTTAACGATGGTTTGAAACTAAAAGGGCGTGTCGGGATTGTCGTCAAAGACAAAGACGGCAACGTCAAAGAAAAACGGCAAGAGACTAACCTGGTTGTAAGCGCCGGGCTGGATTACATTGCATCCCGCATGAAAGACGCTACGGCAACAGCAATGACGCATATGGCGTTAGGCACTGGTACATCTGCGGCGGCGGCTGGTGACACGGCTCTCGGTACGCAAGCAGGCTCTCGTGAGATCCTCGATGCGACGACTGTTACCAATAACACCATCAAGTATGAAGCGGCTTTTGAAGCTGGCGATGTTACTGGTGCTATTACTGAAGCTGGGGTTTTCAACGCGGACACTGCCGGGACTATGTTGTGCAGGGTCGTATTCAGCCCAGTCAACCTATCAGTAACAGATAGCATCTCAGTCGATTGGACGATCACGATCTCAGCGTCATAAGGATTGAGCGATGTCAACGATCACCACTAGAGCCGGGAAGGGTTCACCACTTACCAACACTGAGGTAGATGATAACTTCACCAACCTCAATACGGACAAGCTGGAGGACATTACGAGCGAGTCGTTAGCAGATTTGTCTAACGTCTCACCAACACTTCCGACTGACGGGCAGGTCCTGGCATACAACTCAGGCGTTGGTAGATGGGAGCCGCAAGACTCCGCTGGCGGGGATCTTGTTGATGACACTACCCCGCAACTCGGTGGAGACTTAGACCTTAATGGGTTCGCCATAAAGCTTGGTGACGACGAAGTTATTGATTTTGGGGGCGCTGATGAATTTGAAACTTACTACGACGGATTTTTCAACGGGCTTGTAACTAGAACCTCCAGTGCCGGACAATTCATCCAGTGGAATGCCGGTAGCTATTACCTCCGTAACACTTTTGGCTCCGGCGAAAATTATTTTACGGCTAATTCGTTTGACACAAAACTCTATCACTTAGGGACTGAGCGTGTTGCTTGCGATACCACTGGAACAAAGATTAATACCGCCTACTATTTACCGACTGCTGACGGGACGGCTGGTCAAGTCATTACCACTGACGGCTCTGGCTCCTTGTCGTTTGCTGATGCGGGTGCGGGTGGTGGCGCTTCAGCCCTTGATGACCTAAGTGATGCCGCTACTAGTCCAGGAACTGGAAATTTGGTGTTATTAGGCAGTGCTCCAGATCTTACAAGTGGAGCCGTATTTAATGTTATTGTCGGATCGGGCACCAGAAGTCTGACTGAAGGTGACTCAAATACAATGGTAGGAACTCAGTCTGGTGGCGTCGTAACTACTGGAGGCCGGAATGTCTGCATTGGTTTGCAGTCGATGTCTGGCAGTAATAGCGCAAATGTTAGTGGCAACATTGCTATCGGGTATCGGGCTTTGTATGGCGTCGGGCCGGGAAACTTTTCTGATGCCACGAACAATATTGGTATTGGGCAACGCGCTGGCGACAACATCACCACTGGTAGTGAGAACATTGTTATTGGTGATCTGGCCGATGCAAGTTCTGGAACGGTGGACGGAGAGATTACGATAGGCAATAGCGATAACACTAGGTTCAGGCTTCCGGGCTTGCAAGCTGGGGCGTCAGACGGAGACGTGATGACGTACAATGCCACAGACGGGATCATCGAGCTTGCGGCCCCCAGCGGTGGTGGTGGTGGTGGATTGTCTCAAGGCAAGGCGATTATACTGGCAATGGTATTTGGATAAGGATTCGATATGGCAAACCCAAATTTAGCTACCGCAACAAACATTTACGGTGGATCTATAACCACGGATCTTAATACAAACTCCAACACGATAGTGGAGAATGCATCTTCTTCAGGAAAGATGTATAAAGTTCATACTCTGTTTGTAAGCAATCGTTCGGGTTCTTCTACGGGCCAGGTAACAGTCACGATAGGCACCACCGTAACTCAACTTAATATCGCTTACCAACTTAATGTTCCTCCTGACACAGTGATTGTCATAATAGGCAGGGATAATCCGGTTTACCTTAAAGAGGCCAGGCTTATTAAGGCGTTTGCGGCGTCTAGTAACACCGTCACACTTACCTGTTGTTGGGATGAGATTTCGTAATGGCACGGATGTATGAAAATGGATCTCAGATTGGTGCCGCCTCAGTCGTAAACATCATCCAAGCTAGCGGTGTTTTTGATGCAAACTCTGTTGCGCATTACCAGCGAGCGAATTTATGGCCTCAGTGGGTGGCTCCTTATAGCGTAACTTACCAAGACACTTTAACTCTTAACACTCCTCTGACATGGACTCCATTTGGGGAAAGATCCTCTTCGAGTAATGTTAACGTAAGTTCAAGGGTCACAAATTTTATATACACTACAGGTCCCAGTCAAACTTCCCATAGGCTTTACTTAGGCTACAAGTTCAAAAATACAAATTCTGATGGGCCTAATAATGTCGCCACTTATTATCATGACATGACCTACGTTGCTGTTCAGATCGTTCGCAATACTACCATTTGGAATGAATGGAAAAATACAAGTTGGACTCAATGGCAAACAACTACCCTAAGTAGGACCGATCCTTTGGCTTATAACCCGAACCAACTTTCTTATGCAAATATTTCCGCTGGCACTCTTAGTAATAGGTGGAACCAGGATGTCAGCGGTACGTCATCGAGTCATACTGGAATTTTTAATGGATACAATGGCTCTGGCGTATACCCTGTGGCTCTCAGCGGAGCCGGCAATTCACTTTTGCCAACTACTGGGGCCGCTTACTGCTATGTTGAAACATCTGGCGCGGGCAATAACCAAACTTACTGGATGAGAAGTCCTTTCTTTAACCTTAACGCTAACACATTGTATTCGTTCAGGATTGCTCATTACCTCAATACATCAAGCAATTATAGTACAGACACTCAAGCATTTCAGGATGTCTGCGGAATCATGATTGGTACTTAAGGGAAACAAGGGGTCAATAAAATGCCGTCATATTATGTTTGGGTAAAAGTAGAGTCAACGCGAAAGTATACTGTCGAAGCAGAAAGCCACGAAGAGGCAATGAGTCTAGGTGGAGCCGGGGAAGATGCTGAAGGTAATGCGTTTAGTTATACTGAAGAAGTTCATTCAATGGAGTCATTAGACCTTCTGGAGGCGGAGTATGGATAAGCGCACCGTGGCTTCGGCCCACAAAAGAATTGACAGCATCGAAACTAAATTAGTCGCGCACGAAGCGGTATGCGGTGAGCGTTGGAAGGAAACTATTCTTCGCATCAAGAGAATTGAGGGCGTCATGATTGCAACAGCGGGGAGTATCATTGCCATGCTTGTCGCTATCCTAATGAAGATGACCTAGATGCTCGTCGAGATCGGCCTTGCAATCAGCGCAGTCAAAGCCGCGAACGAGGCGATTGGCGCCCTGAAAGAGATGTGCCAAAACATTCAGGATGTATCCAGTATTGGGGCTATGGGCAAGGACTTGACCAAGCTCGCAGATGCCAAGGAAAAGATACAGGCTGATGCCGCTCAGGGAGACGCTGACGCCTTCTGGGCCTTAGAGGACATCAAGTCTAAGGAGGCTCAACTGAAAGATTTAATGGTGTATGGAGGCCGCGCAAATCTTTGGACGGATTATTGCACCTTCATGGCTAACCGTAAGCAGATGCGCGAGAACGAAAAGAAGCGTGAGGAAGCTAAAAGACTGGCTAAGAAAAAAGCCATACAGAATGGATTTATTTATACTGCTGTCGGCATTGCTGTTCTCGGTGTGGTGGGCGGGGCCGTGGCCTTACTACTTTGGATTATTAGTCTTAAAGGAAAGTAGATGATCCTGGTCTTCGCGTTGATAATTGTGATTGACGGGAAGCCACAGCCACAAGATACATCGTACTGGTATAGCATCAATCGGTGTAATTACTTTGCTGAAAGAACCGGGAAGTGGCGTTACAATTACTGGGCCAAGCGTAAGGTGGACGCTTACTGCGTACCCAAGAAAGTCAAGAAAGGATCTGTTGAGGTACTGAGATGAGTAAGATATTGGATACCTATGATAAGGACAAGAATGGCGTTATCGATTCGGATGAGCTTGCTCTTATTGAACTTGAGGATCGCCGTCGTAAGATGGAAGATGAGGACGCTCAAAGAGATTCGATCAGGAAGATGGCGTGGTTTGCGCTCTTTGGTTTACTGCTTTATCCCAGTGGTATTTTTATATGTAGCCTTGTCGGACTTGATAAAGCGGCTAGCCTTATCACTGACATCGCAGGGACATACTTCATAGCAGTGTCCGCCCTTGTTGCTAGTTTCTTCGGAGCCAGCGCGTACCAGTCGAGAGGGTCTGACAAATGATTCAAGCACTACTTCCCATGATTGGGGACATTGCCGGTGGATGGATAAAGGGTAAGGCTGAAGAGAAAGCCGCCGCATCCAGAGCTAAGGTTGCAAAAGCTGAAGCAGAAGCTGAGGTCATGAAGGTTGCCGCTACGCACGAGGCGTCTTGGGAAAAGATCATGGCCCAGGGTTCTAACGAATCATGGAAAGATGAGGCGTGGACCGTGTGCTTCATTGTGATAATTTCTATGTGCTTCATCCCGCACACACAGCCGTATGTTGCTAGAGGGTTTGAGGTATTGTCTACCACGCCTGATTGGTTTCAGTGGGCAGTGTACGCAAGCATCGCGGCAAGCTTTGGCTTGCGTGGAATGAAGGGGCTGAAGAAGTAAGTGAGGTATATGGATATGGACGTAGATAAGTTAAAAGACCAACTAATTCTACATGAAGGCTTAGAGCTAAAGAGTTACCAATGCAGTGCAGGATTCATAACGCTCGGGGTCGGGCGCAACGTCGAAGAGTTAGGCATCACCGAAGACGAGGCCAGGTATCTCCTGGACAACGACATACTGAGAGTGACCAAGGAACTGGACGACAACCTCCCGTGGTGGAGGGACCTGAGCGAAGTGCGCCAGAGAATCCTAGTTGATATGGTGTTCAATCTCGGCATCAGCCGATTCCTAAACTTCAAGAATATGATTGCCGCACTAGAAAGCGGGGACCATGAAGAGTCCGCCGCTCAAATGTTAGACAGCCGTTGGGCAGACCAAGTTGGTCAGCGAGCTACACGCCTGGCGACTGCAATGGTTGAAGATACGTTGGAGGTTTGACATGAGTCTTTACGAGAACATGAATAAGCGCAAGAAGAAAGGCACATCGCGCCCTGCGAGTGAGTCAACGATTAGCGACAAGACTTACTCTATGATGCGGCGCAAGACCGGCGGCTTTAAGAAGAAGGATAAGGACAATGGCTAGCTCTCCTGCATGGACTCGCAAGGAAGGCAAGAACCCAAAGGGTGGGCTGAACCAAAAGGGCCGCGACTCCTACAAGGGTGGTACTTTGAAAGCCCCTGTGAAGGAGGGAGACAACCCCCGCCGTGCTAGTTTCTTAGCGAGGATGGGTAACATGAAAGGACCAGAGAAGAAGGACGGCGAACCGACTCGACTGCTTCTATCTTTGAATGCCTGGGGTGCATCCAGTAAAGCTGATGCCCGTGCAAAAGCAAGGGCTATCAGCAAGAGGAATGAGAACACGGCTTAACGCATCCATCGTGGAGCACAGGTTACATCGACGACAATCGATGTAGGCCTGCCGTTGATTGCTCGTTTCGTCCATATAGGGACGGCTCTGAGTCCTGATGTTTCGCACTCCTTGATTGCGTCAATTGTTTCTGATCTCGACATCGCATACAGCGTGTCTTCAAGTACTAGCTTTTGATTTGGTGTTGCGCTCGCAGTCTTAGATGCCCCGCTGAAAGCGGAGCATCCTTGCAGTGCGGCGCAGATGAGCATGACTGTAATCATTTTCATTTGTTGCTCCGACTATCCGTTTTAAGTACAGCGTCTGGATTGCGCAGGAATATCGATTGGTTCTCAGGCTTCTTCCTGTACTCAAGGTCGAGCCTGTCAATGTCCATCCTGTTTGCAATCCACGCTTGCCTAATTGCTTTAAGCCAGTGATGTCCAGCTTGATTCATTGTTACCACCGTTATTATTCGATTGCTGTGGAGCTTGCGGCTCGTTGACATACAGATCCGCATAGCATGTTGCCGGGAATGTCTTCACATCACCACCAGGTATCCGTTGCTTGATCGTCATCTGCAACTGCATGCGGTTGTCATGCATTAGCTTGTGGATCTGATCGACGACTGCTTGCTGTTCTGCCGTCATTGGATTCCTGCGACGAGACGCTTCATCCCATCCGTTGTCCAACTGTAGCCAGCACTGCACCTGATAGGTGTCAGTCTTCAGCATGTCTTTCTGTAACTTCACTTCTGCTTTTGATACTTGTGCTCTTGGCATGGTGTTCTCTCCTTTGTTAGAACGGTATTTCGTCTTCTGTGTTTGGGTTAGGTAATGGGGCTGGGGTTGGGTCGTCGTTTGGGGCGGGTGCCCCACCATCACTCGGAACCTCTCCTTTTCCTGGGGAGTCAGCGATCTCCCCCGATCTCTTCTTGACAGCACTTTTCACTAACTCCGCATTTGCTTTGTTTTGACCCTCAAACTTTTCTAAGCCCGAGGCATTTGCGCCAAGCCAACCTTGCAGTTCACTTAGCGTGTGCACGGCATTGATCTGGCGTATGTACTCTTGTGCCAGTTCTGCCCCAGTGTGCACATTCTTTGCAGGCTGAGACTTTGCCTGCGTCTTACGCTCAACGCCGTCGAGTTCATTGGCGCTGGCATACTCTCCACCACTGAGGCCGATCGCACTGAGTGCTCGTCCGATCGCAGAGGTTTCGCAGTTCTCAATAGCCGATGTCTTGTTGACAAGGCCAGCACCTCGCAGTTCTTCTGCATGCCCGGTGCCAAGTGTTACAGCAGGCGAGTCATTCGTGTGGATGGTCGCCTTCACGACAACGCGAGTGCCGTCATCGACAAGTATCTCTGTCGCGACACCAACACCTAACCCGTGATGCTCCCGCAATGCCTCCATACGATGGACCACTTGCGTGTATAACTTGCCGCCCTTCTGTGTAACGCCATGCGTCTTGTTCAGTTCAGCGACATGGGCCATAGTCTCAGCCCACTTCTTTTTAGTCTCCATTAGTCGATGCTCCATATTGCTTTCGCTTCTTGTAGATATCCCTCGGGTGCGTTCCATCCAAGGTTATCCCAGTCGGGATAGACCAAAGACAGCAACTCTTCCGGGGTGCTCGCGGCCTTCAACATATTCTCAGTGATACGATTCTTCAGCCTTATCTGCTTCACAACATCTTCCAAATACTCTGGCTTCAATTGATCGCAGTTATCCTGGTTGAGGATTTTATAGTCATCCTTGTTGACGTACAGTAGCCACACCGGCTTCCGCCCATTGATCGCCCAGCCACCGGCAACCTGAAAGACGTTCGCAATATCGAAGCGTCCACTCAAATCTTTGGGTAGGTTGTTGTTGGCGAACCCGCTCTTCGTGCGAGAGTTACGGCTGGACCACTTGGTCTTGAGGTCACCGACGCCTGCGTAATCAGGCAGGTTCTTGTGCCCAAGCTCGTTGCCGGGTAACGCCCCATACAACTCTGTCTCTCCGAAGATCTCAGTGCCAGCCATGACTTCACGAAGACCGACCAATGCGTTCTGTATTACGCTCTCTAACTCGGTCTCGTACTGTGTCCACTTTGCCGCATCGATCCCGTCGTCCCAGTTGCGCGGGATATATTTCATATACTGCTGATACGTAGATGCCATGACCTCGGCTGGCTCCTTGCCCTCCAGTAAGATGGCATCGCAGGCAGACTGGACTAGCCTACCGCACAACATGTTCGCGTTATCTGAACCATTGTACCCTTGGTCCAATCGATAGATCACTTCCCATGCCTGTTCCTGGTGCACGTTATCAGAGTCTGGATTCTTGATAACCTCCCAAGCCGCCTTGACTTTAGGCCGCACCACACACTTATCGAAGAACACTTTTGCTTGGTCACGGTTCTTCATATTGGAGTGCCACCAATACTTGTGACGCCTAGCCCAATCAGGGATGATCATGACGCACCCCCATGCAACTCATTGATAAGGTTCGCAACATACTTTTTTCCTTTGCCTCTGGGAGATATCACTCCCTCTACGCGACGCGCACCTCGGGGCGATGCATTCCTGGGGGCTACCTTTACAGGGGTCAGCACTTCCGCGTAGAAGTTATCGAGCGCCGACCGCATTCTTCTGTTGCGTATCCTGTACACCTTGCGGACCTTAGCTTCTGCCAAACCTATGCGTCGCGAAACAGATGCGACAGTCTCTCCCCTGTCGAGGAGATCACACATGCGAGCAATTGCCGAAAGGATATCCTCTATCGTGCGCTCGACCTGCCACTGGCTGTTGCGGTGCTTTAATACTTCTTCATATTTATCCATTGTTCACCTCACAAATTACTGATGATTTCTTTTTTGACGTACACAATAACGCTCGTGTGCCACCCAGGAATCCGGTCATAAATGATCTCTATATTCCTGGGGTATTTCTCTAAGGCAGTATCGAAGAACCTGGCGAAACTATGTGACCCCCCGTAGTACACGAAGGCGTTCTTGATCTCAGGTACGGTTGTGTATTTGCCAGCGTGTGCGTTAATTGCCGCAACCATCGCTCGCATTTGTACACGGAAACCTCCCTGCATAACTTCAAAATCCCACGCTCACATATAGTGTCTTAGAAAAATACTTGGTCAGCCTATTATCGTTGACGTATCATGTCAACCATCGATAGAAGTCTGATTCATCGTGACGCAGACTGGTACAGGACGGGACAATGACACTAGATAATTGGCGCAAAAAACGAGGGTATAGTTACCGGGCACTGGCTCAGATGATCGGGGCATCGCATGCCTCCGTGGTTCGCAGATGGTGTATGGACTTGGATGATGATGACTTCATGATTCCGAAAACGAAGTACATGCTGATCATTTTGGAGGTCACAGCGGGCGAAGTTCAGCCAAACGATTTCTACATTCGGAGGTCGGCATGAGCAGTGTCAATGGCAGAAACAAGGGGGCCGCGTTTGAAAGGCAGATCGCGGGCATGTTGCGTGATCAATTGGGTATCGACTGCAAGCGCAACCTGATGCAGACGGCAGATGGCGGGCACGATTTGATCGGGTTGCCGGGGTTCGCGGTCGAGTGCAAACGATACGCTGTGATCAGTCACGGCAAGCTGGAGAGATTCTGGGTGCAATGTGTCTCACAGGCACAGAGAGTCGATCTGACGCCCTGTTTGATTGTGAAGGGTGATAGACAGCCGATCAGGGTTTTCATTCCGTGGAGCGGTGTAGGTTGGGACGCCTATCAGTGGGACCATTTTCACTGCACTGCTGAGATTTCTTTTGAATTATTTTGTGCGATCGTGCGCGAAGGCTTGACCAAATAATCTAAAAATATTACGCTCCGCTTGCGGTCCCGGAGGGGGTACGTGTTCTGAACACGTACGTGTTTAGCATGTACGTGTTACTAAACACTTTCTTATTCAAAACACTTTCAATGCACGTGCTATGCACTGTCGCTGTCCCTGTGGATAACTTTCAGGCAAAAAAAAGCCCGGCGAACCGGGCTAAAGACACACAGGGGAGTGTGTTAGATAGTCAGGGAGTGACGATACACGACCGCCATCACCGTTCCAAAGTGTTTTTGATTAGGTCTGACCGCACGATACCCCTGATGCGTGCGGCTGATGTGCATCATGTGCAGGCCTTGCCTTAGCATGATTGATTTTGCATCCGCTAAGGCATCTAGCGGATTGATTTTGATGTTGAACATTTTACTCCTTGAGGCGGTACTGCGCGTATCGCTTGCCGTTATTTTTGATCATTGTGCTGACGATGTTATATCCCCTGCACCTGAGATCATAGATGCGGGACGCGAGCCGCATGCATGCGCACTCGTGCATTGCATCCCAGCTTGTGATCGATCCATTGCGTTTCATGAACGATAGGATTTGATCGCACTGCGCGTCTCCAGTGGGCGTTGCATCGTCGTCCATGTCGTTCGACTCTGATGCATTTGCAAGACGCACGACAGCAGACAATGCTTGCGGCCCGGTTTCAAACACCCGCTCCGCAAAATCATCTGCTGATTGCTTGCTGTTTGCGTAATACGTGACATTGCCACCTTCTAAGTATTCAACGTCGATTGCGTGTTTCATATTGTATTTCCCCTTGATGTGCGACCTGTCTTATCAATACGGGTAGGTCATGTCCCGTAGACCGGGCGAACCCGGTTTCGACTATACGTAATCGTTCAAGTAGTGACGCTTGAGCAACCCAAACAAATATTTTGTCGAGCTTTCTAGCTCATCACCAAACACTCTGAACTCTGTGTGCAGTACGCACTCTTCCATGAACATTGGGACAAAGTCACAGTCGAAGGGTTCATCATAATCAAGCTCATCCTTGACCATGTTGTAGACCTGTTCGCATGACACAGCCAACTCTGAGATCTTGTCTCTGGTATGAGCCATGCCGTGCTGTCTTCTGAATGACTTCAAATCGTGATCGTCGTCCAATTCTTGGAAGTATTCATTGATGACCTGCGCTGTGAACAGCAGTTGGTCAGCCTGAATTCCGCATACTTTTTCATTAAGAATATTTTCCATTGTATTTCCCCTATGTGATTGCCCTGACATCGTCAGATCGGGTAAGGCAAGGTTCCCGATGACGCACCTTGAGGTGCGTTTCGTCTATGCAAAAAGCTCGTCAAATTCAGCAACCTGAATTGATAGAACCGATGTGGCTTTGTTGTCGAGACCAATGATGACCTCGATTGCACGGCCTTGGTTGCTATGCCAGACAGCGGTCAGCCCGGCATCTTCAAGATCATGCACCATTTGCTGTGCATGCATGTGCATCTGCAATTCCCGGCGGTCACCTTTCGGATACCACGGGAAATTAACGTAAACCTGAAAGCCGTTGGTCTCTAGATCATTCGCCAGCACACTGTCGCTCCAGTCTGCATGCGATTCAGTCCAGAAGTAGAATGGTTGGTTAAGCTCATCCATGCGGGCTTTGAACTCCTTGAGCATAGATTTGTTGAGACCTACGCGGGCAGAGACTTTACGCTTGGGCCTGCTGTCACGCATGACACTTTTGAAAGTTTCATACTGAGCCGACTTGATACGCTGAATGATTTTCATGTGATTCATAATGCTTCCCCTGTGTGTGTCATCCTGTCTAATCATGCCGGGTAGGATGAGGTTCCCGACGACACACCCGGAGGTGTGTTTCGACTCATAGGCAAATGCGGATGCGTTCGATGGTGTGCTTGCCGCGTACCAGTCGGTGATCGACTTTGACGCGACGGCCAACGAATGTGTGCCAGTCATGCGCTTGCACCCAATTGGCATTGCAGGGTGTGTAAAAGCACTCTGCTGTGCCGGGCTTGTTACCGATCAATAGCATCCAGCGTGGGTTGCCATTACGTGTGTTCAGTTCGCGTGATACTTGCAGTACGTTTGCATGTGTTTCCATGATATTTCCCCTGTATGTGCCACCCTGTCTTATCAATACAGGTAGGGTGAGATTCCTGTAGACGCCCCGGAGGGCGTTTCGACTTATGCAGTTGTGATGCCCTCAGCAATGTAAATGCGGTTGAGGGTAAGCACTAGATCATGCTTGGTATCAGCGCGGGCGATGACTTTGGTGAAGCCGTCCGCATTTCGTATCGATGTGTCTTTGGCAAGCCACCGACCTCCAACTTTTAAAACGGAGATGTGTTCGTTGCCTTTGACAACCCATTCTGCTGAGTCTGTTCCCATGCCGTTTCCAAGCCATTCTGTAGACTTAGTTTTGGTCAGCTTGATGTAGTTTTTCATTTTGTATTCCCCTGTGTGTGGCCTGTCTCATCAGTAGCAGTAGGCCGTATCTGCTAGACGCTCCGAAGAGCGTTTCGACTTATGCGCTTTCAATCAGCTTTCTGATTTTCTTGATGACTTTGCGTTCCGCTTCAGCAGTCTTTTTCTTGCCGTATGCAATGGCCTCCAGAAGCGTGTCAAACTCTTTGGCACGTGGGCCTGTTCCGAATCCTTCGCCGTTCCTTGCGTTCCAAAGGAACACTGTGAATGTTTGTGGCTTGAAGTCTTCAGGGCGTACCCAAACTCTTTTGGTCAATTCCGCATTGTCACCTTTGACAGTGTCAAACTGCCAAACTGTGAATCCAAACCCGATCTCTCTGTTTCGGTCATCGCGCAATCCGAATCCCTTGTGGTCTCTGATAACGAGCGTTTCTTCACGTGAACATGTAATTGAGTTAGTCATTGTGTATTCCCCTGTGTGTTTCGCGGATACTGCCGCTCATCAGTCAGGCTGATTGCCTAAGACACTAGGGGGGAAAGTTAGCTGGTTGATGCGTGATGCGAATGCTTGAGTGAGACCTTGCTGAATCAGCGGAACCCCGAAGGCGCTGAAACCATCCGGAAACCAGAAGCACCGTCAAGGCGCAGACCAGATAACCAGTGAGCAGGTTTTTAAAGAGCTTTGAACCGGGGCCGCCGTTTCGTTGGACACAGTATAACCACAGTGTGACGCAACAGGTCAACACCTATGTGAAATTTTTTTTCGGGGGTACACTGTCAAATGCGCGAAAGCGTGATGTTCCCTCACTTTTGCCCCGGCTTTGGTCGGGGACTTTTTCGGGAGAGATGATGTGGCACGAAAGGAACGAGTAAGCAAAGCGCAGATGAAGCGTATTTGTGATGAGTTATGCGATGGTCGATCGCTGACCAAGATTTGTCAGGCGGATGACTTGCCGTCGTGGCGCACTGTGCTCCGTTGGGTGCAGGAAGATGAGGATGCGCACGAGATGTATCGGAAGGCTAGAGCGTTGCAGGCTGAGATTCTCCGTGACCAAATCATTGATCTAGTCGAACAGCCGCTCCCGGACGATCCAAAGCTGGCACAGGCAGAGGTCCAGCGGAGACGACTTGAGGCTGACCAGAAGGACAAGTATGTGAGACAGCTTGCGCCACTGGGCATCCGGAACAAGGCTGTCGACAGTAAGGACCAAATGAGTGGCACGATCACGCTCAAATGGAATGATGCTGAGAGCTAATATAAGGCGCTGTGAGCGGACTTTGCATAAATGACACATGTTTGGTGCATGTTTGGTACAGGTTCTGATGCAGGGCTTTGAGTGAAGTGAGAGAGACAGAGTCAATGGTGATGCGGGATAGAGTGATTGGACTGGCTGAAGTGACACATATAGTAAGCGTTGTGTGGCAGTGGTCTCGCGCACGAGGCTTGAATGCATGACGATATCGACGAACCATGCCCTCCGATTTAACATAATCTACGTTATGCGCCACGGACATTTCAGTATTCATGCGGGTTCCAGCCTGTCAGTCGCATCGTTCGACCATCGATCGACCGCGATCGACACCCGGTCACAAACGAAAATCGGACCGACCCTGTCCCCGCCAGAAGCCGCGCCGATATAGAGCGTATAACTCACCTGTACAGGAGTGTCTTACATTGACTGAGATTCACATTCCATATAGCCCAAGGCCATTGCAGAGAAAGCTTCATGACGCTCTTCGCGATAAACGATGGGGTGTCGTAGTGTGTCATCGTCGATTTGGCAAAACGGTCATGGCGATTAACCATTTGCTCCGTGACGCGATTCTGACTGACAAGACGAACCCCAGGTATGCGTACATTGCTCCGACTTACAGGCAGGCTAAGAACGTGGCCTGGGACTATTTAAAGCAGTTTGGGGGCGCGATCCCTATGGCGAGGTTTCATGAGACCGAATTACGTTGCGATCTTCCAAATGGCGCTCGCATTCAGTTGCTTGGCGCAGAGAACCCGGATTCGTTGCGCGGCATTTACCTTGACGGAGCCGTGCTCGACGAAATGGCAGACATGCCTGAGTCCTTGTTTCCGGAAATTATTAGACCTGCGTTATCAGATCGTAAGGGGTGGTCCGTCTTCATTGGGACGCCCCGTGGTCATAATGCGTTCTTTGAATTGTATGAAGCCGCTACTGGACAGCAGGATTGGTTCACGCAGGTATACAAGGCCAGCGAGACTGGCATCCTGGACGAAGAGGAATTGTCAGCCGCTCAAGCGATGATGTCGAATGATCAGTTCCAGCAAGAGTTTGAATGCTCTTGGGTTGCAAACGTCCCCGGTGCCATTTTCGGGAAAGAGTTACAGGAATCTCAGGAAAAGGGGCGCATCACTGAGATACCTTACGATGAGGGTTACCGGGTTGATACCTGGTGGGATTTGGGTGTAGGCGATTCGACAGCGGTCTGGTTTACCCAGTCGATTGGTCGAGCTATCTACGTGATTGATTTCTACGAGAACCGGAATGAGGGCTTGCCGCATTATGCCGGGGTGCTTCAGCAGAAGGGGTATCTCTACGGGACTCACAATGCCCCGCATGATATTGAGGTCAGGGAGCTTGGTTCCGGAAAGTCCAGGCGAGAGATCGCTTACGACCTTGGTATTAACTTCCGGGTTGTTCCGAAGTTGCCATTGGAGGATGGAATCCACGCGGCGCAGTTGTTGCTGGCTCGGTGCTCATTCGATCGATCTAAATGCAAGGAAGGCCTGGAGTGTTTACGGCACTACCACCGGGCGTACAATGAGAAGGCGAGATCGTTCCGGGCAACCCCGGTGCATGATTGGAGTTCTCACGGCGCGGATGCGTTTAGGTATCTTGCCGTAGGGTTGCGAGAAAGTAGACAATACGAGCGTCCGCCGCAAATGATTGCGGACTCAAACTATAATCCACTAGGAGTTAGTCTGTAATGGGTAAGATTATTAACCAGATTGGCCGCGAAGTCGGCAAGCTGTTCGGGATGGACATGAGCGTCCCCGAGCTTCCTCCCCCACCTCCAGCGCCGCCGGTCACGCCAAGAGAGGCAATTGACCCGGCAAAATCTGTCAGCGCAAGCACCAAAAAGAAAGCCGCCGCAAGACAGAGTAAGGGCGGAACGATCCGAACCTCGACGCGTGGGGTGACTGACGCGGAAGCAGTTGTTTACAAATCGTTGTTATCGGGAAGCAATAGCGAGAAATGATTCGTCCTCTCTTGCGGGCTGATGAGTATGAGGCTGATAGGCTCTATGACCTAATGGTTGATATGGACTATCCGCATATTAAAGACCATGAGGACAAGCTGGACTACGCAGTGATGTTTCGGTGCATGAATGAAGATGCGACAGCCGGGTACTTTTGGTTTTATCGCCTAGAAGAGTTTCCTGACAAATACGCCATGCATGCGATTGTCAAGCCAGAATACCAGTCCCGGTTTTTTTCGCGTACACTCTTGACAACGGTCTTCAATCTATTATGGGCTGTTGGAGCAAGTAAGATTGTAGTCGAGTATGACTACCAAGATTTAGCAATTCGGCTGGGTGGATCAGAGACTGACCTTGGTGTCGAGATCGACTTACCGTTTAAATGGAGATCAAGACATGTCAAGAGTAGTTCGTAGAATAGTTAGGAACCCTGTAAAGGCTATCAAAGGAGTTGTTGCGGGCGTCGGAGCGGCGGCTGGTGGTACACCTGATCAACCAGCTCCAAAAGCTGTAGAGCCAACAAAGCCAACGACACAGCCAAAGGAGGCGGTAAAGCCTAAGCCAGCGACTGGCGCAGTTACCGGTCAATCAGCGGACGCAAGGTCTCGGGCAACGCAGAGACGCGGTAGACGCTCTAATATAATGACCGGATCGCGTGGTGTAACCGGCACATCTGCTACAACTAAGAAAACACTGCTTGGAGGCTAGTCATGGATAACCCTCTTGCCCACCATATTTTGCGACAGCTAGGTTCTCTCCAGAGTCAGCGCGAAGTTTGGGAGTCCCATTGGCAAGAGATTGCTGACTACGTGGTCCCCAGGAAGGCTGATGTCACAAAGAAGAGAACGTCTGGCGACAAGCGCACTGAGTTAATCTTTGACTCGACAGCGATTCATTCGGCTGAGCTATTGTCTGCATCTCTTCACGGAATGCTAACGAACGCCTCAACCAAGTGGTTCTCTTTGAGATTCCGTGACAAGGAACTCAATAACAACGATGAAGCGAAGGAGTGGCTGGAGTCTGCAGAGGACACCATGTATTCCGCGTTTGCTCGGTCAAATTTCCAGGAACAGGTGCATGAGCTTTACCATGATCTGATTACATTTGGGACCGGCGTGATGTTTATCGCGTCTGACAAAGATCAAACACTGCGTTTCCAGACTAGGCATTGCTCTGAAGTTTACCTGTCTGAAGATGCGAATGGCCGCGTCGACACAGTGTTTCGGAAGTTTAAGATGCCTGCGAAAGCTGTGATCGAAAGATTTGGAGACGGGGTTAGCCAGAAAATTATAGACAAGGCGAAGGTGAACCCTTACGAGATGCTGACCCTGGTGCATGCGGTGTACCCTCGGTCCGACAGAGATCCAAAGTTGCTGACCTCGCAGAACAAGCCTTTCGCTTCGGTTTATATCGATCCTGAGTCTAAAGTCGTATTGAGTGAGTCCGGGTTTGATGAGTTGCCCTATGTCGCTCCGCGCTTCCTAAAGGCATCGTTTGAGATTGGGTATGGTCGGTCGCCAGCAATGACGGCGCTACCTGACATCAAAATGCTCAACAAGATGTCTGAAGTCACCATTCGTGCCGCACAAAAGCAGGTCGATCCGCCGCTAATGGTTCCGGATGACGGCTATATGTTGCCTATTCGCACGGTTCCTGGTGGCTTAAACTTCTATCGATCAGGTACTCGCGACCGCATCGAGCCTCTCAACACAGGGGCAAACACTCCGCTAGGCTTAAGCATGGAAGAGCAACGCCGTAATGCGATCCGCTCTGCGTTCTATGTTGATCAATTGACGCTGTCTCAAGGTCCGCAAATGACTGCGACGGAAGTGATCCAGCGAACAGAAGAGAAGATGCGCCTGCTTGGCCCGGTGCTTGGGCGACTGCAAGCAGAAATGCTACAGCCGATGATCCAGCGGTGCTTTGGAATTATTGCGAAGCAGAAGCTCTTCAATGTTGCGCCTGATGTTTTGCGCAACGTAGACATTGATATCGAATACGTTTCACCGATCGCTAAGGCTCAGAGACAAGGCGATGTGCGAGACGCACTGCAACTCCTTGAACTGCTGTCTCCATTAGCGCAATTAGATCAAAGCGTTATTGACTATGTTGACGCAGATGGTATGGCGAAATATTTGATGCATACTTTGTCTGTACCGGCAACGACTGTACGCGGCGAGACTGAGGTCGCACAGCGAAGGGAAGAGCGGAAGCAAATGGAACAGCAAGCAATGCAACAGCAACAAATGCTAGCTGAAGCGCAAGCGATGGGCCAGGCCGCTCCGGGAATGAAGTTGATACAAGGTGGCGCTGAGTGAAAGAGATTGAATCTCTAAAAGATAGTTATCGACTAGTCTTTGGCGCCAACGACGGGGAGCTTGTCCTCAAGGATCTGCAGTCACGATTTCACTGCAACTCTCCGTCATTTTCCCCTGATTCTCACGAAACAGCTTTCAGAGAAGGCCAGCGATCTGTCGTGCTGTTCATACAAAATATGCTGGTAAAACAATCACTTAATGTAAATTCATTAGAAGGATACGAAGACAATGTCGGATGAACAGGTAGCTGAAGTCCCTGAAGAAGGGGTAGCTCAGTCTGTCGAGGCTGAGGATTGGAGGGTAGCGATTCCGGAGGAAATCCGTAGCCATCGCTCTTTATCAACGATTCCTGATGTCGGTGCGCTCGCAAAATCTTACGTGCATGCACAGCAAATGATCGGAGCGGATAAGGTTGTCGTGCCAAGTGATGGCGCAACAGATGAGCAGTGGAATGAGTTTTACGAGAAGATTGGCCGCCCGGCTGATCCTGGTCAATACGAAATCCAGTCATCGGACGGCGATATTCCTGAGATGGTCGATTGGTATCGGCAGACAGCGCATGAGCTTGGCCTGAACAACCGGCAGGCTGGAGAGTTGTTTGCTAGATATAACCAGTTTGCGCAGAACATGAATGCTTCTGGCGAAGTGAACCGGGAGCAGTTTGTCGCTCAAGCGGAGGCTGATCTCCGGGCAGAGTTCGGCCCTGCTTTTGAAGAGCGTATCGAGAACGGTCGAGCGATTGTCGATCAGTTTTCAAACCCAGAGATTATGGAAATGCAAATGGCTGACGGCACTTTGCTAGGAGATAATCCTGAGTTTATTAAGATGGTCATGCATGTTGGGGAGTTCATTTCCTCCAGGATGGGCGAAGACCAGCTTGAAGGCATGAAGGTATCTAATGCTATGACTGTGCAAGATGCGCAGGAAGAACTTGCGAAGATAAGGAGAGAAGGCTCTCCTTTCTGGAAGAGCAACGACCCAGAGCATGATGCTTATGTGCGTCGAGGCCTGGAACTGCAAGAGATGATTCATGGATGATAGAGAGTTTAAACTTGAAGTTTTACGGGTTACACTAAGTTATAGCTCTATGAGCCAACAAAGGAATATCCTTGAAGAGGCTCAGAAAAACCTTGACTGGTGCTGTGCTCCGATTGACAAGCCAGTGGCCCGATCGGCTAAAGCACTAGCTAAGAATGAGTTGAATCAGGATAAGCGTTAAGCCCCTGTCGGAAGCAGAATCCGGAATCTGCACGTTATCGTCCCGTGGTACGGGGTAGCGAGTTGATTATTATTTTTTGCAACTGAATAGGAGAGACGCTATGTCTAACCAAATCACTACTGCATTCGTGCAACAGTTCAGCAGTAACGTACAACTGCTGTCCCAACAGCGCGGGTCTATCCTGCGTGGGGCTGTCTCTGAGGAATCAGTGACAGGTGAAAAAGCTTTCTTTGATCAGATTGGTGCATCTGCGGCTGTGAAGCGTACTTCACGCCACGGCGACACTCCGATCGTTGAGACTCCACATTCACGCCGTATGGTCACTATGGACTCATACGAGTGGGCGGATCTCATTGATGACGCTGACAAAGTTCGCATGCTGATCGATCCTACGTCTACCTACGCGCAAGCGGCGGCGGCGGCGATGGGACGCGCAATGGATGATGCAATCATCGACGCGGCCATTGGTACTGCTAAGACAGGTAAGACTGGGGCAACAAGCCAGGCAATGCTTTCTGGGCATCAAATTGCAAACGGCGGGGCTGACCTGTCTCTTGCAAAACTCATTGAGACAAAGAAGATTTTGGATTTGGCTTCTGTCGATCCATCGATTCAGCGTCACATTGTTGTTGGTCCAGACCAAATCGAAGCGTTGCTGAACAGCACAACGGTAACAAGCTCTGATTACAATACAGTCAAGGCTTTGGTCCAAGGTGAGATTAATACCTTCCTGGGCTTCCGTTTCCACGTATCTACTCGTCTTGCAAAAGCTGGGAACATTCGTTCTTGCTTTGCATTCGCAGAAGATGGAATCAAGCTAGCTGTCGGCAAAGACGTTGTGTCTCGCATCGATGAGCGTTCTGACAAGTCTTACTCTACGCAGGTTTACTACTGCGCTACATTCGGGGCGACTCGCATGGAAGAAGAGAAAGTTGTCCAGATTGACTGTGATGAATCAGCATAAGGAGATATGAATCATGGCGACTGTATATTCTAATGTTCGCACGAACCTTACTCAGAACGACCCATCTGAGTTCGTACAAGCCAATCAGCTTGGGGGCGCAATGCGTGTAGCCCACGCAGAATACGAAGCTTCTGCTTTGGCTAGTGGAGATGACATCGAGATGTTTGCTCTGCCAAACGGTGCTCGCATCTTACATGGCAAGTTATGCCATGATCCGATGGGCGCAACCACAACCTTGTCTGTAGGCCATGCGGCTTACACTAGCTCAGCGGGGACTGCTGTAGCGGCAGACGTTGATGCGTACAAGGCGGCGGCGGCTTCAACTGGAGGGCAGTGTGTTGAGGTAGCCAATACTTTGGCTCTTGGCGCTGGCTCTGAGGTTGACCTCGATGGCGAAGATGCTGACAACTCATTCGTTGTGACAGTAACAATGGGTGGTGCCGCAGGCACCGGCACTGTTGCGCTCACAATGTACTATGTTGTTGACTAAATGAGTCTGGGGGCGGCAACGCCCCCTTCTCTTAAAAGGAGGTTGCATGGC